GATCTCTTCCGGTTCCAAGATGCAGGAACTCAACTTCAACCACCCCATCAAGTACCTGGCCTCGGCTAAGGCGCACACCGATGGTTCCGGTTTGGCGCTCGATGTCCTCCACAACGATAACAAGCTCAAGCTTCAGATTAACGGTACCGATGTCACTGACTTCAAATTCGCGGACCCCAACTACTCCACTGTGCCCCTGTACTACCACACAACCAACGCCTCTAACCCGGCCGTTGCCAAATCTATCTTCTTCTACCCATTCTCCCTCGATTGCGGTAAGCTCCAGCCCACTGGCTCTCTCAACTTTTCTCGCCTTGATTCCGCCCGTATCGTGTGTGATAAGAAAAATGTCACCTCTGATGTGTACGGCGTAAACTATAACGTCCTCCGTATCGAGAATGGTATGGCTGGTCTTTTATATTCTAACTAATTAATAACAATGTATTGGAAGATCATTTTCCTCCTCGCCATCGTTTTTGTATTGACGTACGATCCTAAATCCAGGACACTCGAAAAGTTCGTTGGGCACCCTTCCCCATCGACTGATAAGTGTTGTCAGCCCACGCATTACGAAGCCGTTCAATTTGCACATAGCCCGTACGATTGCCCTACATGTCCCCAACAGACTCAGATGGGTGTAATTACTTAAAAAGATAAAGAGTGTATATTTTATAATGATCCCTATTAATCGTGACACCATGATGTTAGTTGCCACCGTGGTATGTGTAGCCGGCCTTCTCTTTCTCTTCAGGGAGGTGAACAAGACGAAACAGGAAGTTGAGCACATGAAAGACTTTTCCGAGTATGTTTCTAAGAAACTCGATACACAACAAGTCGAGCATCTCAAGTTAATTACTAAGGAGGTTGAGGATGATATTGTAGAGGAAAAAGTGACAGAATAAACATATAGACTTATTATAACTTGCGAATGCGCAATGAAAAAATACAAAGCTATAGCAATACCCGTTAGTTTTGCCGATGGGAAACCAAGGTTTCTCACGGTACGAGATACAAGATTCAAGGATTGGATATTTGTCACAGGAGGATGCAGGCGAAGAGAAATTTTAAACCCGATTAGGTGTGCCTTAAGGGAACTAGAAGAAGAGACTCGTGGTGTTGTTTCACTAAAGAGTGGACAGTATACTGAGTTTAAGTTTATACATAAAGAGAGTCCCACAGTTGACCTTGAATACAATGTTTTCATTTTTTTCGTAAACTGTGGTCGTTCAGAACAACAGGGACAGATAAAGAAATTTTATGAAGAAAAACACAAAACAAATGTTAAAAAGTCTTTACGACAACCTATTAAAAAGACATACGATGAAAACGATTTCATGAGTTATGATACCCTCGAGGAATTTAACACACGAAAACGATGGTCATTGATCATAGATAATGTGATAAAGAATCCAGAATTCTACACGTGTATGAGTTCTTTGAATAGAAAAACATTTTCTATTAAATAATGAAGTCCAAGGTTTATATCATCTCCGAAATTCGCAAACTACTAGAACAGAACCGTGGGTTCTGTGAGGAAGAGATCGAGCAATGGGTCGCAGATAATGGTGATATGACCATATGTAAACTTTTAGAGTTTAAAGGTGATCTCATGAAAGGTAAACAGTATAGAGATGTATCATGTATGTCATGGTTTAGAGAAGAAGAACAATAACAAAGTATGTTCAAGAGTTGGTGTGCGACTCAAAAATTTAATAATGCAACCAATCTATCACATGTGCTCATGGACGGTGGCGTCCTTTCCGTGCCATTTGATAAATTGAATGTGTTCTATGATAAATACATAGAAGCCGTGAATCATGGTGAAAAGTTATTTATCGTCGAGCAAAAGAGTGAGAATTATAACTTTTTCGTGGATTTAGATTACAAGGGATCTGAATCACTCACGATTGAAGAAATCAAAGATATTTGTAAGGTCATATGTGACAAAGTCAAACGACATGGTGGTAAAGAGTGTCTCATATCTGTCGCACCACCAAAAACCAGTGGTACGAAAATTAAAACGGGTGTACATCTAAACTGGCCGGGTCTCATAGTAGATCAGGCTTCGGCTATCGCACTCAGGGAACACCTTTTGATTTCTCTCACGAAAGCGAAGGGTTCCTATAACTGGAATGATATCATCGATGCCGCTGTATATGGGAGTGTTTCTAGACAGGCGAAGGGTAGTGGATTTCGTATGCCATGGTCACTCAAGTTAGTTAAACACGATGCATGTAGGGGGCAGGGTTGTGCAGGGTGTAAATTCAAACGGAAGATTGAACAGCTCGCCTATCTACCACTATTCGTATACAAAACGGGACCCCTTAGTATGTTGACAAATATCGGTCAGAATCCAGATGTTGATATTTTGAAAATGTCTGCAGTCAGAACAAATGAACCCCAAAATACTGTGATTGATAACCCTTCAGTCAATACAAAAGATGAAGGTTCGTTCTCATTAGCACAGACTAAAGATGAAATTCAAAATGAAGAATTGAAGTCTATGATAGAAGTATTTGTCAGAAAGAATATGGAGGGTCAGGGAGAGTCCATGATTACAAAAATATTCAGGCACAACGATACATATTTGGTTTCGACGACATCTAAGTATTGTGAAAATCTAAAAAGGGATCATGGATCTAATCATATCTGGTTTTTCGTCAGTGGGAAGGTGATCGCACAGAAATGTTTTTGTCGCTGTGAAACACTTCACGGTAGAAGGGATGGTTTCTGTAAAGATTTCTATGGGCGAAAATATCAACTCCCACCTTCAATCACTGATAAATTGTACCCAAAAAAGGAGGATATCAAAAAATGTCCAGAAATCAAAAAATTTGTAGAGAAACCTAAACTCAATCACAATGCTGTGAAAGAGAAGGTGGAGGCATACATACAGAAGTGGGTAAAAGGTCAGGAGAATACCCAGGTCGTGAGTGTAAAGATGAATGTGATACTCACGACATCAAACTTCTGTGAGACGATCAATGGTGAGCATAAGGACATGAACATGTCCTATATAATAAAAAAGAATCAAATAAGTCAAAAGTGCCCGTTATGTAAACGAAACAAGTCTAGAGTCCATATATTAACCCCGGATGTGTTAAAAGTACTTAAACAATAATACGCTCTATATACAAATGGTCAATTGTACTATTAGACGCTCTGGAAGAACGATAAAGAAGCCAGTTCTTTATCAACCCATTGAAGCAGTTCTTGATGATGATTATGCAGCGGATGAATATGATTCTGACAGTGACTCAGAAACAGACATTGACACAGACGATGAATGTGTCTCAGATGACGATGAAGATGAGGATGAGGATGCTGATGATAATGGTAACCTCAAAGATTTTATCGTAGATGATGAAAGTGAAAGTGAGGAAGAAGATGCTTAAAAAAAACAAGAGTTATATTAGAAAATGGAAACAGATATCGGAAATCCCATTGAATATAACCCGAGTATCGAAGAACAGGAGAAGAATGAAGATAATAAACAACAAGAAGAACAATATTATTTTCACCCGTCTGAGATGACATACGCACCACCACCACCACCACAACCTACGGAAAGTGTGGACATATTTAAAAGTATCGATAAAACGACATGTATTATCGCATTCGCTGTATTTCTACTTGGTTTTTTCATGGGGAAAACCATGCAACCAGTGATCCTCAGGTACAGTTGAGTACGCTACAAATGTACCCACATCACCATAAATTGGTTTATTTTTTCCAGTTTGATCCTTCTTTATCAGTTGAGTAGGGTACCTGGGCATGATAAACGCATCATCCGTATCTTCCACAAACCCATCTGTTGTTGAAACTTTCAACTTTTTTACTTTTTTAACAACTCTTTTGTTTTTTGAATTCCAGTTCGGTTCAAAAAACAAAATAAAAAATGCACTAACCAAAATGGTAGTGATTAATATACTGAACATTATGTTTTATTATATATGAATATTATTTACGCCGAGGTCACCTCAGGTTCATCACCCTCCTTCACGTCTTCGAGCTTACCGTTAGTTGAAGCATCTTCCTCCTCACGCTTTTTCTTCCGCTCTTCAATTTCAGTCGCGACGACGGCGTTAGCCTCCTTCACAAGGTCTTCCATTGGAGTATCCGGCTTTTCCTTCTTAAGACGCTCCAAAATCTCGGAGGGGTGAGAAATGGGTGTTTCATCCGGTTTGGTGTAAAATTGGGAGTTGTCATCACCAGGGGCATAAGCTATCTTATCCTTCATCATACCCTGCTTACGCTCACTGAACATACGAGCAGCCTGCGCCTGGTTATCCTTATATCCAGACATAATCTCTTCGAGTTTCTCGTTGTTGTAGTGTACATCGTCAATCTTGGTAGAATCAGGTGGGATGAGAAGCCACTTGTACATATCTACGACATAAATGTCGAAGGTTGAATCTTCCTTCTGAAGACGCTTCGCATGGTTGGCCGCCTCATCGCGTGTAGAGAAAGCCCCACGGATCTTGATACCATGTTTATCATTCTTTTGGGGGGAATCGGGTCCAACAATAGAGAGGCACGCGAAGACCTGACCGGGTACGGTAGTGTAATCAGTTTCCAGAGACATTATATTTATGTAGGGAGTTAAAACTTTAAGCTATGAAACCTAAGTTATTTAAAAGAGTGAAGAATATAAGGATTATGGAAGAGATTCGGAAGAACCACAATGATGCGAAGAGGGAACTCATACAACGTGTCACAACTAACAGTCAACATATATTAGACGTTGGATGTGGTTTTGGTGGAGATCTTCAAAAATGGCACAAGTGTGGTGCTAATATAAACATGTGCGATCCAGAGCCAGAAGCACTGGTCGAAGCGCGTTCTCGAGCCAAAAATATGCACATGCGCGTCAATTTTTATGAAGGTGACATTCATGCGTGTCCTAAAAGAAAGTTTGATGTAGTGTGCTACAATTTTTCATTACATTACATCTTCGCGACGAAGGAACTCTTTTTTAGTTCTATACATGAAATTAAGAAAAGGGTTAAACCTGGTGGGCGTCTCATAGGTATTATTCCAGATTCTGAGAAACTATTATTTAAGACACCATACCTGGATGATGTTGGGAACTTTTTTAAACTCAAACAGCATGGAGATGGTGGATTTGGTGAAAAATTGTTTGTAAATCTCACGGACACACCATTTTATGCAGATGGCCCACGGTCAGAACCAGTAGCATACAAGGATCTTTTGGTCACACATTTAGAAGAGTTGGGGTTTAGATTACAATTGTGGGAGGGACTCGAGGGAAATTCAATCTCAGAATTGTATAGTAAATTTATATTTGTATATAATAGATGATATTGTTTCTTATTTTAATTTTTGTTAATGCATATATATTACACAGTACAGTAGAACCTAGAGAATTTATAGAAGTGAAGGAAAAATACAAGACTCTTAGAGATCATTTACGCGAAACAAATAATGAGAAATTCCGGGTTCTCATCAGACCTATACCTATCACAGGTCTTATGATCATGAAAGACACAGTGGGTTTCAATGTTAATAAAGGTTCTGAGATTACCATATGCTTGGATGGTGGTGTAAATGAGATCTTTCACGTACTCATACACGAACTCGCACATTGCACAGTTGAAGAGTATTCCCACTCAGAGCAATTCTGGTCAAATTACAATGAACTCCTCGAAATTTGTGTACAATTGGGCATTTACCAGAAAATCATAGAGAAGACTGAGTTTTGTGGTCAGCATGTACAGGATAAATAATATTCTATTATATTAAATGAAAACACCGCTTAATGTTCTAATCACATCGATTGTATACTGGTTGATTGTATTCGCTATAACACGAGTCCCAGCATACTCTAAAAACTATTATGTCAATCTTCTATTCTTGACTATTGTCATTCCAAACACTATCCGAATGATAATGAGTTCCCAGCGATTTCCCCAACTTCATGTTGATAGAGGTTTCTTCCTAACGTCTACTGTGATTGCATTCATTCTCACCTATATAATAAGCAATCTATGGAAACCAACTGAAGAGGCTCTCAAAGACCCCAAGGTTAATAACACAAAAAAGCTTCAGTTAAGTACCTTACTAATGCTGACATTTGGTGCCGGTGCGTTAATAACGTACTATACTGGTGTAGATAACTCAATTTTTAGTAATATGGGTTGGCAAACTGGGGCACCAATTGCCACTGTTTAAGGCTTTACGACATAATCCTTGACGATGTAAAAAGCAATAGCCGCAACTACACCTGTAGATGCTAAACCAATAACACTTCTACCCCCCTGTTCGTTAAGGAACTTGGGGATAGAGGTCGCGAGCTTATCTTGGATGGGCTTGCT